TCTTCGCCCATAACTTCATGAGCGATGTTTATTTTCTTGCGGAGGGCCTTGACGATTTTTTCGTCAACGGTTTCTTCCGCGAGAATATCAATATAAGTTACAGGTTTATGTTGCCCGATACGGTGAGCACGGTCCTCGGACTGTAATCGCTTCTCTAGGTCATATCCGTTAGAATAGTAAATTACGGTGTTTGCAGCCGTCAAAGTAATGCCATAGCCGCCCGTAGAAGGCGTTCCAACAAGAAACCGGCACCTAGGGTCATCCTGAAATTTCTTAATATTGCCCTGTCTTTCATCCTGGGGCGTTAAGCCATAATAGTCAACCACGGAACACGGACCATGGATTTTTTTAATTTCTTTTATAATTTTTTTAATATCATATTGATAATGAGCCCATATAATAGCTTTTCCCTCCACTTCCTCTAATACATCCATAAGTTCCGATAAGCGATTATTTTTAATTCCTTGAATACTTCCATCATCCGCAGCAAAATGACCACAGGTAATTTGATGTAAACGCATCAACTGCGTAAGAACATTCACCGTAGTAACTTGTTTTCCATTCATTTCCGCTAAGGCCTGTTCCTTCATTTGCTTATAAAGCTTATTTTGTTCAGGAGTCAAATCTATTTGTCTTTTCATAAATATTTTTGGAGGTAAATCTAAGCAATCTTCTTTTAAGACTCTATAAGAGAAATTTTTTACACTATCCGACAGTTCTCCTAAATTTTTAAAACCAGCAACTAATTGAATAGTTCGACCTGCCACATTTACTTGTTTCATTTCTGCATATCTATTTCTAAAAGAATAATAAGAAGCGAAATTTAAAAGGAACGGATCTAAAAACTCACATTGAGAATATAAATCCAACGGATTTTTAGTGACAGGAGATCCTGTTAATATTCTTCTATATTTAGAAAGTTTAGATAATTTAATTATATTTTTAGTTCTTTTAGCTTTAGGATTTTTAATAGTGGTACTTTCATCAATAGCCATTAAGGTTTTATGACAATTTAAAAATTTAGCAGCAAAAATAGCCCCTTTTTCGCTACTAAAAGCCTCTACATTCATGATTAAAATATGAAGATCTTCTCCAGATTCAAATAAAGTATCTAATTTATCTTGTTGTTTTTGATTAATATTAGCTTGCCATAATACAGTTTTGGAAACAATATGAGTCACTAAATGAGTAGGTAATTCTTGATTATACCATGTACCAATAACTCCTTTGGGAGCCACAATTAATATACCATTAATTTTACCCTTATCATATAACATTGCGGCGTTGTCTATAAGAACTTTGGTTTTACCAGTTCCCATTTCCATGAAATATGCAAAGGTCTCCTTGTTCCAAGATTTTTCAAGAGCATCTAATTGATGCCTGTACGGCTTTGTTTTAAATTTATAATTCATAATTTTTTATTCTTCTTTCTTGACAGGAATTATATCATATGATATAATTGTTGTCAATGAGAAAGATACAAAAAGATAATTTTAGTACTATACAATGTGGACCAACTCCAGGGACACAATATCCTGAATCTATAGTTTATGTTATACAGGAAATTCCCGGTACTAAAGAAGGAAGACCCAAAATAAATATTATGGGTGCATCCAGTTATGGTAAATTAAAATTTTTGTTGCCAGAACTTTCACAAATAATTTTCTCACCTGGTCCTCTTATTTTTAAATTAAAAAAAGCATTAACTAATTATAATAAAAAAGATTATTTATTATTAACAGGAGATCCTGCAATAATAGGAGTGGCCTGTTCAATAGTTTCAGATATAACTAATGGAAAATTTAACCTTTTAAAATGGGATAAACAAGAAAGGAGATACTATCCTATTGAAATAGACTTATATCAAAAAGATGTGCCATAATTTGGCCATAATGTTTTGGTACAATATTAGCAGAAATGTATAAATTTAAAGATCAACACTATTATAAAACTAAAAAACGTTTAGTTCGCGCACAGTCTTGGGTTAAAGGTTTTTTAGAAACAGAAAAACAAATTGCAATAAGTGATAAAGTGACACATGAACTAGCTTCTGAAGCACCTCTTGTTTTTAGGATGGCTCAATTAATAATGCTTCCTACAATTTGTTTGACGTATATAAAAAAAATTTTAGTGTGGCGATCATTTAAGAAATGTAAGAAAGAAATACAATTACTCAGAAAGGAGTTAGAAAAATATGAATAATCTTACCGAACAAATGGAACAAGATCAAACTGAAGTTATAAAAAGTACAACTAATATTAAAACTTTATCTGATCAAGTTCTAAAATTAAGAGCAATGGAAGATCAATTAAAGATCATGGAAGATGCTCTTAAAAACAAAAAGAAGGAAATTGACAGAGTATCTGGAGAAGTGATTCCAACAATGCTATCTGAAATGGGTTTATCTCAACTTAAACTTATGGATGGATCTTCTGTAGATGTTAAACCTTTTTATAGTGCTACTATTTCTGCTCAAAACAAAGATAGAGCCTATAACTGGCTTCGTACAAACGGCCTTGGAGATATTATTAAAAATGAAATCTCCGTTTCTTTTGGCCGCAACGAAGATAACAAGGCGGCAGGTTATGCCGAACTTGCGAAGAGTCATGGCTTTCAACCAACACAAAAGTTGAAGGTTGAGCCAATGACTCTGAAAGCGTTAGTCCGTGAGCGTATTGAGGCAGGAAAAGAAATGCCAACGGAAATTTTCAACATATTTGTTGGAAATAAAACAACAATAAAAAGGAAACAATAAACATGAACCAAGAACAAAGAAACATGAACCAAGTACAAAAAAAAGAAGAAGCAGGTGCTTTGGCTACGAATCTATTCGAAGCGGATGCAAATGCTGGCTCTCAGAATATAACGCAAGAAGATCTTGCGTTACCATTTTTGAAAGTCTTGGGACAATTATCTCCAGAAATTAATAAACAAGATTCTAAGTTTATTAGTGCAGCAGAACCTGGAATGATTGTTAATAGTGTGACTAAAGAACTTTATGATGGGGCCAAAGGTATAAATGTTATACCTGTCCATTATGAAAGACAATATGTCGAATGGCAGGACAGAGGTACTGCGAGTACCGGTGCTCCTGTAGCAATCCACAGCGCAGGTAGTGATATCGTGAGTACAACTACTCGTGATAAATCTTGGAAGGATAGACTACCTAACGGTAATTATCTGGAAAACACTGCTAATCACTTTGTGATTCTTATGGGTAAAAGTCCATCAACAGCATTAATATCTATGAAATCTACTCAATTAAAGATTAGTAAACAATGGAATTCAATGATGATGGGTCTTAAGCTTCAAGGTAAAAATGGCTTATTCACACCACCAACATATAGCCACATTTACAAACTAAAAACTGTTCAAATGTCTAATGACAAAGGAACATGGTTTGGATGGAATGTGTCTCAAGTTGGTCCAGTTACAGATAAAGGTATTTATACAATTGCTAAAAATTTTGCTGAAAAAAATAGCAAAGGTTTAGTGAAAGTTAAACACGGATCTGAGGAATCAAAAACGGACGTTCCATATTAACCTAATTCTCCTTCGGGGAGGATGGTTGCAACGAAAGGCGGCGAAGCGAGAGTGGATCCGCCTTTTAACTGAATGATAATATGGAAAAATTTATAGAAATATTTAGAGGGCTTAATAGAGCCCACGGATGTACCTACATAAACACCGTTCCTAAAAACGGGGTTAAATTAAAAACTAAATCTTTTGTTAAAAGAGAAAAAGTTACAGAAGATCTTTGGCATAAGCATTTACACGGCACAGAACCAAGTTTAGGAATAATTCCCATTAATGAAGAAGATACATGTAAATGGGGATGTATAGATGTGGATAGCTATGCCGGATTTGATCATCAAAAATTATTAAACAAAATTAAATTATTAAAATTACCTCTGGTAGTATGTCGATCTAAATCTGGAGGCGCCCATATCTTTTTATTTTCGGATAAAAATATAGAAGCTAAAATCATGAGGGATAAACTAAATCAAATTAGAGCAATATTAGGTTTTGGAAATGCAGAGGTATTTCCAAAACAAATAGAATTAAAATCAGAAGAGGACACAGGAAATTTTTTAAATCTTCCTTATTTTAATGGAGATAACACAACAAGATATGCTTTTAAAGAAAACGGGACAGCAGCAAATTTAGAAGAATTTTATGGAATCTATAATAATGTAAAACAACTAGATGTTGGTTCTATAAAACTAGAGAGGCCCGAATCAGAATTCTCTGACGGGCCTCCATGTATTGAAACATTGGCCACAGAAAAAATAGGGGAAGGTGGCAGAAATGCAGTTCTGTTTCACTTTGGAGTTTATGCCAAAAAGAAATGGCCTAATAATTGGAAAGAAAAAATTTCATGGTTTCATGAAAATTATATTATCGGAGATTTAGAACAAAGAGAAATTGATATAATTAAAAATCAACATGAGAAAAAAGATTGGGGATGGAAATGTAATGATGTCCCTATGTGTAATCATTGCGATAAACAATTATGCAAAACCAGACAATTTGGAATAGGTTCTCAAGTTATGTTTCCGGATCTAAGCGATCTTCAGGAGATTCAATTAGAAGAACCTTACTATTATTTAAATGTAGATGGAAAAAGATTAAAAATTCCTAGTGCTAAATATTTAAGACAACAACCTTTATTTGAAGAAGCATGTATTGCGGGGATTGGAATATACCCCCCTAGTATGAAATTAAAAGATTGGAAAATACTTGTAAATCAACTGCTTAGTATGCGTGAAATTATATCTCCCCCTACAGGAACATCTAAAAAAGATCAACTACAAAATCACTTAGAAGAATTTTGTACTAATCGAACTTCCACCACTGTTGAAAAAGAAGATATTAAAAAAGGAAGTGTTTTTACGGAAGATGGAAAACATTACTTTCTTTTTGATTCTTTCTTTTATGGATTTCTTCAAAGAAGAAGATGGGATGTTAAATTTCAAGAAACTAGTCAAATGTTAAAAGAACATTGTGGGTGTATTACAGACAGAATCATAGTAGGAAAGAGTAGACCAACCGTTACTATTATAAATTCTTTTGAAAAAAAAGTAGAAGATTATAAACCAAAACAATTTAAAAAGAAAGTTAATTTTTAATGCTTAAACGTTGCTTTATTGAAAGTTTTATTGATGTAGGAAGTGGTCTCATAATTGCAATAATTATACAATTGACAATTTTTCCCCTGTTTGGATTATATCCCACAATTTTAGATAGCATAGGAATCGCTTTAATTTTTACAGTGGTGTCTATTATCCGATCTGCATTCTGGAGAAATTTTTTTAGGAGATTTAAATGAAAACTATTGTAATTGGACCGCCAGGCACAGGAAAAACAACCACTCTTTTAAATTTGGTGGATAAATATTTAAAGAAAACTGATCCAGATAAAATTGGATATTTTGCATTCACTCAAAAAGCTGCGTATGAGGCGAGAGATAGAGCAATGGAAAAATTTAATTTAACCGAAGATGATCTTCCTTATTTCAGAACACTTCATTCACTAGCTTTTAGAAGATTAGGAATACAAAAAGATAATGTAATGCAAAGAAGCCACTACGAAGCTCTAGGAAAAGAATTGGCGTTCCCTGTGGACTATGAAGATAATATGGTGGATATGAATGGAATTTTTTCTACTAAAAGTGATTACTTGAGAATTATTCAATTGTCAAAATTAAAAAATATTTCTTTAGAAAAACAATACGATCTTAAAGAACATATCCAGGATGTAGAATTTGATAAACTTAAAATTATATCAAGCGAATTAGAGAGCTACAAAAAAGAATATAACTTAATAGATTTTAATGACATGATTTTAGATTTCACTAAATCTGATACCTGTCCTAAATTTGATGTAGTATTTATTGATGAGGCACAAGATTTATCTCTAATGCAATGGGACATGGCTAAAATTATATGGGATAAATCAACAGATAATTATATCGCGGGAGATGATGACCAAGCTATCTTTAAATGGGCCGGTGCAGATGTTAATAGTTTTATAACCCTGGGTGGTGAATTTATTAAGTTAACTCAATCCTATAGAATTCCAGCTAAAGTACATGAATTTGCAATGAAAATCATAAATAAGGTGGGTAATAGAATTCCAAAAGATTGGCGTCCTAAAACTGTTGAAGGAAAATTATCTACTTATTCTGATTTTAGACATATAGATATGTCTAAAGGAGAATGGTTGGTGCTTGCTCGAACTCGTTCTATGTTGAATGATCTCGAAAATACTATTTATCAAAATGGATTATATTATAAAAATAAATATAAAAAATCATACGAACAAGATTTATACGAAGCAATTACTGAGTGGGAATCCTGGAGAAAAGGTGAAACTTTAGATTATACAAGAATAAAAAGAATTTATAGTTATATGGATGAATCCCATACAAACAAAAAATCATTAGTACTTCTAGATAAGGATAGTTTTTACTCTCTAGAACAATGTAAAAATAAATATGGATTAATGGTGGACGATGTCTGGTATAACGCATTCAATAATGCACCTTCTAAAAAAGTAAATTATATTAGAAAAATGAGACAGAATGGAGAGCAATTAAATAAAAAACCACGTATTTTACTATCTACAATACATGGAGTCAAGGGTGGAGAGGCAGACAATGTAATTTTATTAACTGATTTAAGCAGACAAACTCTAAGAGAATATGAAAAAGTTCCTGATGATGTTAATAGATTATTTTATGTTGGCGCTACAAGGACCAAGGAACATTTACATATAGTAGAACCCAAAGATATTTATAAGGCATTTAGAATATGAGCGATGTATATAAAAAACAAGTGGGAGGATCTCATTATCAATGTATGGTCATTCAGCCATCAGAGTTTATAAATAAAAATAATTTGCCTTTCGCAGAAGGAAATGCTATAAAATATTTGTGCAGGCACAAGCAGAAAGGACAAAAGAAAGATTTAGAAAAAGCAATTCATTACTGTCAAATGGCAATAGAAAGGGATTATTCATGATACAAGTACCACTATTTAAACCACAAACAGAATGGACACCTCCAACAGAGTTTCCTGATTTATCTAAACATGACGAAATTGCAATTGATTTAGAAACAAAAGATCCTAATTTAAACACGCGCATGGGATCAGGTTCTATAGTTAAAAACGGAGATGTAGTAGGAATTTCTGTTGCTGTAAAAAATTGGTGTGGTTATTACCCTATTGCTCATGAAGGTGGTGGTAATATGGATCGAAAATTAGTTTTAAAATGGTTTCAAGATGTACTAAGTACATCAGCCACAAAAATTTTTCACAACGCCATGTATGACGTGTGTTGGATACGCTCGTTAGGTTTAAGTATTAACGGTAAAATAGTCGACACAATGATAGCATCGGCTTTGGTTGATGAAAATCAAATGCGCTATGATTTAAATAATTGTTCTAAGCGATACACGGGCCAAGGAAAAGATGAAGCAGCTTTATATGATGCTGCAAAAAGCTGGGGAGTAGATCCTAAAGCAGAAATGTATAAACTACCTGCCATTTATGTGGGTGCATACGCAGAAAAAGACGCACAAATAACATTAGATCTATGGCAAGAATTAAAAAAAGAAATTACTCATCAAGATCTGGAAGCAATTTTTAAAATGGAAACTGATCTTTTTCCTTGTTTGGTTGACATGCGTTTTTTAGGAGTCCGAGTAGATAGTGAAAACGCTCATAAATTAAAAACCAAATTAGTTGGAAAAGAAGAACAAGCATTACACCAAGTAAAAAAAGAAACACAAGTAGATGTTCAAATATGGGCTGCAAGATCGATTGCCAAAGTTTTTGAAAAACTTCACCTACCTTTTGACCGTACTGAAAAGACTGGCTCTCCTTCATTTACAAAAAATTTCCTTCAAAATCACCCCCACCCACTGGTGAAATTAATAACCCAGGCTCGTGAAATAAACAAGGCCCATACCACATTCATTGATACCATAATTAAACATAATCACAAAGGAAGAATTCATGCTGAAATTAATCAACTAAGAGGAGATAATGGAGGAACGGTCACTGGAAGATTTTCTTATTCAAATCCAAATTTACAGCAAATACCAGCACGCAACAAGGAACTCGGACCAGCTATTAGGTCATTATTTATACCCGAGGAAGGCCATACATGGGGTTGTTTTGACTATAATCAACAAGAGCC